GATAGTGACCCGTAATAAAATTCTTTCACTTGATTAGTTGTTGACAATCTTGAAGCACTTACAAATGGTTGTAAGGTTTCTTTAAATTCTATATCAGTTCCACCTCTCGTTACACTTGCAGTTGCATATGTGTCTGGTTCTGCTGAGTCTGGATTTAACTGATTAATCTTTACGAGTGTCGCTATATTGGTTCCTCGTGAACCCGTATTGAATACAAGTGTACTATTATATAATGGGAAAGTTCCACTCAACTTAATAGCATTATCTGAACCTGATGGAAGACTTGTTATAGCTAATCCTGGTTCAAATTGTCCTGCATTTTCATAATATGGTTGTGTTATTGAAGGTTTTTTTCCTATTACTTCTTTTGTTCTTTCCAATATATTTGGTTCTATTAATGTTCCGAATTGTGGTTTTGCTCTCGCTGGAATAAATTGTTTTAAAGTTCTAAATACACTACTATCGTAGTATGTTAGTATTCTCATATAGTCCCAAAAACTATTTGAACCAAAGTATCTTTTAAAATACTCAAGTCTTTTTTGTTCAAGTGTTCTGTAAGAATATTCAAACTCATCTCTTGGGTCTCCGATAAAATCATCAAAGTCAAAATCTGCTAATGAATACATAATATCTTCATTCACTACATCAGTTGGTGATAAATATATTCCAAGTTTTTCACTATCTATCGGTGCATAATCCTGTGATGATACTTCCTTTGATACATCTGGATTAAGTTGTGAAGTCAATGTATTGTTTTCAATTCTAATCTTGGTTGCATTTCTACGAGTAGAACCAATCTTTGGAACTCTCATTTGCTCTTGGTCTACAATACTTCTAAAGAAATTACCCGTAAATCCATTTACATCCACACTATGATTTTCATATGTTTTTAAGTGTGCCGTATTTGAAGCAGTTGGTGTAGTTTGTAAATTTACATTATCATTTAGTTCATAACGAGCTAATAGTGATTCATATGATGATGAGTAGGTATTTCCATTATATGCTTTTGGTGTTCTTGTATGGTTGTCAAATACACTCTCACTTAATGGTTCTGACCACACACGATATTCCATAATTGAACCTGTGAATTGATTTGAACCAAATGAACTTCCACTACCACCAAGGTAAATATTTCCTGATGAAGTGAATGGACCATTTAAAGTTGATGAAGTAATCTCCATATTTTGACTCTCTGTATATATAACTCTCTGTCTTGTTGAGTCATATTGTTTTGCAGTTATCTCATAACTCGAAGTATATTCAACAAAATCACTTGTGTGTTCGGGTTGTAGAACTGATGATGACTTTCTTGTCAACATTACTGACCACATATCGTCATTATAAAATGGTAAGTTTGATGAAGATATAACTTTTACTCTTCCGTCTGAACCACTAATATCAAACTTTATACTACCTAAATTGTCGGCTGCTCCATTATCTTTTAGTGATATAGCAAAGTCCGAATCCTTTTGTAATAAAACTTGGTCCTGAGACTTTGGACTTCTAAATCTTAATTCTAAAGTGTCGGGAATTAATCCGTCTGTATGTGCTTTCCAAACTGACTTTATATATTGCCCTGACTTAAAATCTAATGCTCTTGTAAATTTTCGTTTAATCTCATAACTTACTCGTGTTCCTTTGTCTGGTCCACCATATTCTCTAACTCGTAGTATTGAACTCGGTATTCCGTAACAATTTAATATTCCTTTTAATGCTCTTTCCGTTCCTTTTGTTTTGATAAAGAAAGGTAAGTTTCCTAACAACCTTTTCCATATTTCTTCTGTAACCTGTTCTTGACCAGATTCATATAAGGTAGCTCCACTACCACTTTGTCCGAATAGATATTCTGGTAAGTCTAATAAATTATTACCACTTGATAAATCTAATCCAAGTTCTTTTGCATAATGTCTTGCTACATCTTTTGAAATACCTTCTGATAAACTACTCACTCGCTTATTAATATCAGTAAAGTGTTTTGTGTAAGTCCACACTTCGTCAAATTGTTGTCCTACCATATCCATAAATTCTAAGAACACATTGTTTTGTGTATCTGCATAAATGTGTTCTGGTAGTGAGTTTCTTAGTGAATTCATATTATTAAAGTCATATGAAGAAGCACTTGATACCATATTGTTAAACCAAGTTGTTGAACCTGATGTATGATTTAATGTGTATGGTGAAGTTGATGTTTCTTTCGGCCAACTTGTATCGTGAAACATTCCTTCAGAACCACTTGAAAAACTTGAACTCTCGTAATATAAAAAGTTTTCATATGGGTCAAATGAATTTTTAACTCGTTGTCTCTTTCTTTCTATTTCTTGAATTCTTGTTGTCGCACCTGTAATACTTTCAAGTGAATGACTTGTTGCAGTATGTTCTTCAATCAGTTCTAATTTCTTTTTAAAGTTACGAAGTCTTCTTTCTACACTTGAAAAGTGAACAAAGTTTCCAAAACCTGTGTCATCATTTTCTGATGATAAATCGGTTGTAGTTTTTTGATAATCAATATTTGGTTGGACACTCAGTAAACTTCCTGAAACTAATTGTCTTTCAAGTTTTCTATTCAATTCATCGTTATCACTTAATAAGTTGTTCTGTGATTTGTAATCAGTAGTTGTTCTGTCTATTGGACTTTGTGAATTATCAAAATCTGCTGGAAATAAAAATGTATTGTCAACTCTAACTTTTGGAATTAGTGAAATGTTATCTTCATAGTCTGGTAGGATTTCCTCTACAATTGTAAACCCATCAACAATATTATTTCCTTCAACATCTATTAGTTCTGGAAGTAGTGGTTGATTTAATTTTAATTTTAATGTATTGTTATCGTATCCAGAATTCGTAATTAAATAGTAATCATTATTGTATTGTAGATAAGTTTTAAATCTCTCTACTCTATTTAAATCTAATCTAATGTGAAAGTCAGTCCATTTGATGTTTTCAAAGTTCACATCCTCAAACTTAAATGCACTATTAACAGTATGGTCACTCGGACTAATGTCACCAATACTATCTACAAAATAACCATTTCTTCTTAATTTTTTATATTCATCTTTTAGTTTGTGTGAAACTTTAATTTTATCTTTACCCAATACTTCATCAATCTTTACTTCTAAATCAAAGTATACTTCAATGAGATGTTCATTGATTGTGTAATGTGTTCCAAAGTCTTTTGGTCTTGGTGAAGCCGGATTAGATTTATCCCAGTCAATATTTACTTCATCATTACTACCATCATAAGTATATACTGGATACATTGGGTCTGCAGAAGTATCCCACATCATATGATGTTTAGCAAAAGCCCCAGAGTGTTCGTGTCTCCTCACTGCTGGTGTACCTGTTGCTAACCACCAATCTTTTGGTAAATTATCTCCATTGAATAAATCTGTATTTGATGAATTTAATCTAGGTTTTGGTTGTAAATAGTAATTTGTGATATCTGAATATCCTTGAAGTCCCACATCGTGTAGTGTCTCCTTTGTCATTCTACCGTATTCATTACCAGTAAACACTTCAAGTGGGAATTCCGTATTTGATACTGGGTGAATTTCACGTCGTCCTGATTTTTCCGTTCCGCTATTGTGAGTATGGGTACTAACATCATCTCCACCTGTGGTTGTTAGGTCAACTCTAAATTGTCTGTGCTTAGGAACCCATGCTCTTATAAAGTTTTCAAAAACAATTGTTGAACCTTCCATTACTTTTTGGAATTGGAAGTCAGCACCTTCTTCAGAAGTTCCTTCATTAATTAATGTTAAGTCTTGAAAACTATTACCACTAAATTTAATTGATTTGTTTGGAGATGATAGATTGTAATTCGGAACTACCACTACACTTAAATCAAGATTTCTTAAATTATTTCTGTAAACTTCATTACCTGCATTCTCGTTAGGTCGCAATATTACTTCATCACCTTTAGTATTGGTTCTGTCTAATGTGTATGTAAATTGTTGTATGAATATTTCTTGTTCTAAATCAACAACATCGTCAATGAGTTTAAAAAATCTTCCCTCGTACTCACTACCAACTGGTCCTAATTCATAAGGACCATCGTAAGTCTCACTTGTATCTTCATCTATTTTTTCATATGTGAAAAATTGACTATCGTCTCCGGCAATCTTTCTTAAGAATTTGTATAGAACTCTATAATCACCATCATTGATTCCCAAATCTCTTAGGTGTTTTCCGATATTTAACTTTAAATATTTTAAATCAAAGTCTGGACTTAAATCTCTAACTCGTAAAGTTGTTTCATTTATAATCCCATTTGTTTCAATGTCATAAACGCACAATTTAACATAATCTTTTTGTCCAAGATATATTCCAGTTGGGTTCTGTTCAAAGTTATTAAAATCAAATACTCTACCAAATGTTGAAATGTTTGTTTGGTTGGGTTTGAAGTAAGTTGATAACTCTCTTTCTGTAAATCCGTATTTAGGCATTATTCGTCCTTAAAGTCTTCAAAGGTTCTGTTTATTTTGTCTAAGTATCTATTGTTGAAATATTGTTCTTTGATATCAAATGTAACTTGTTCATACTCTGGTTCTAGTACATCTACAATTATACCTTTACCAAAAGCTTCTGGGTCTTCAAATGATAATATGAATCCACGATTGTCTCGTGTAAGACTTGTATTGAATTTTGGATTGGTTAGGTAATCAGTTCTTTTTTCAAGAATTTGTTTTCTGATTCTTTCTCGTTCAAGTTCTCTAAATTTTTTAAAATGTTCTGAGTCTGTTTTTTCTATCGCCTCTTGTGCTGATTTGAATGGCATTATCTCACTACCCTAAATTCATAATTATCATCGTAGTAATTTATTTGTTCATCGAGTGTTCCACTACCACTAACGACCTTAACACAAAAACGATAATTTCTTTCTGCTTGTAATCCGTTCATCCATAGATTGAAATAATTACCTGTCGAATCACAACTAATCTTAGAACCTGTTCCAAATGGAACGATTACTTCTTCTGTGCTTGCGTCTTTAACTGAGTAGAAAGCAGAAGCACTTGGTAAAACTTTTATATCTAATTCTGCAGGTGTTGTTGCAAAAGCTGTTGTTGGATATAATTCTCTACCAACTACTCTTAATTTAACAATAGAACCTTCTTTGTATTCTGTTCTTAAATTTTTAAAATAAACTTTTAGTCGTTCTAAGTCTGTTGAACTTAATTTTGTTAAAGGTGCAGAAGCAGAACCTGTATTCCAACTTGAATCATCCCACTCAACTTCTAACTTGGGTGGATAGATTGTATGTGTTTCTCTTGAAAAGTATTTTAGATTTCCTAATCTATCTGAACTCGCTTCGTCTTTTGTGGTATCACTTCCTGAATTAAATGAAAATGTATCGTCAGTTGGAAGTATTGATTCCCTCTTTAAAATAAATCCTCTATTTGGATATTTAGATGATGAATAAATATGATTACTAACTAGGTCAGTTACATCTATTCTTAAATCTTTTTTATCAAAAGTTAATCCATATGATGAACTAACTTCGTATTGTCCATCCATACTTGCTGTAAACCAAGTTCCTCCGTCAGTCAATACTGATGTAGAAACCCAAGGTGTTTTTTGTTCGTGGTCTCTGTATTGAAAACTTACTCCGTCTGAAGTTACTGGGTCGTGGTCAAGTTTTCCTGTTCCTTGTTTCCAATTACTACCACTAACCATATAAGCAAATACACTTTGTTCTGCTTCAACTTCTTCTGATGTTGCGTCATATAAATTTAAATAATATTTTGCAGTGGAAGGTATCTTTCCGTCTTGTATTGATTGTGACACATAAGAGTAATCAAAATCAATTAATATTCTTGATATGTTTGCCACAGTACCACTTTGATTAACCTCTTTGTTAATTTCTAATATTTCATCAAGACCAGTATTGATAGAACTTGTTGTCCCACCTGAATAGATTGTTGCGTCTCTTTTTCCAAATTCAAAATAATGCATTATATCTCTCCTAATACTCTACCAACAATGTCGGTGGTTGGATATTTTAATTCAAAAATACTTGGGTCTTTTGAAGGATAAACTATTCCATCTCTGGTTGCTTGACCTATATCGTAAACATTTCCACTATATCCACTTGATGTTGTCGCTTTGTTTTCAACAACTATCAATGGATTTCCAGGCTCGTTTCCGTCTGGTGGAACTACACTCGCTACACCCTCTACTAATGAAACCTGATAAGCAATATCACTCAATATAATTGGTTGATTAATTTGCCATTTATCTATATTGAAATGATTTCTAACTCTTTGAATACATTTAAACAATACCTCATTTTGATTATATCCTCGTTGTGTTATGATTCCAAACTTAATTCCGAAGTTAATGATGTATGCATTTTTTAAATTTACTGCGTCAGTAACCATTCTGTATTGTGATAAGTACATTTTTAAATTTTGTTTTACGGCTTCATTTAATTGTGTTAAGTATTTGTTATTATCATAACCAAGTAAATACATATTCAATGCCAAAGGATTATCAATCTCTTCCTCATTGTCATTATTTATTTGTAGTTGTTTATCTTGAACAACATATGCTTTTGCTATGTTTCCATATTTTTGTGGTAATGAATAAACTCTTGTTATGTAGTCTGCTTGTGTTACTGCTCTGTTTTGTGCGTTGAAATATGCGGATGCATTTTGTTTTATTTCAGTTAGTGTTTCTTCACTTGCTCCACCTGATGCTGCAGTTGGATTTGTAAAAGTCAAACTATCCTTTGATGTTTGAACTAATGATGTGGTTAATCCGTCCTCTTGAATTGCAAAAGTTATACTCTTTGGAAAAGTAATTGAATTACTTCTAACATTATGCTCCACTGCTCCACCATAACGATATGTAATGGTAAGTGTTGTGTTGCTTGGTGCTAAACCAAAGGTTCTTGTTTTCATAAAATTGGTTGGGTCAAATGCAGTATCCAAATGTGTTACTCCAAATCCTAATGCTGAACCAACATTATCTGGGTTTGGAACAATTACTTCATCTGGATTATCACTAACACCTGAACCAAATCTTACTTCCATTTTATTATCTTCACGAACATAAGTTGTAAATCTTCTTGCTGTTTTAATTAATCGTAACATATAAGGTGTATCGGGTTGTGAAGAAGAATATGTCGGGTCATTTAAGCTAGTGTTTTCTATTGATTCAAATACTGTATCTTGTGCTAAAAAAGGAACCTGATAAAACTTATTACTATTACTATCAGTAATGGATACAATTTCAGTTACATTTTGATTTGATAATGTAATCTTATCAAACTTTTTAGCAGTTCCAAATGTAAATGTTTCTGTTATGGTATCTCCCGATTTTGCTAAAACTTTTTTAGTTAATCTAAATTGTGTTGGGGTAGTTCCTGATGGGGGGACTTGAATTGTATCAGTCCTATCGTCTAATGCACTTTTTACTTTAAAATTAACATCATCCAATATAGTGAAGTCCACACCGGTGTCTGAACTAATTATTGAATTACCAGAAACTACTCCGGCATAATCTAAATTAGGTTCAAATCCACCACTACCATCAGACTTTGCTGGAACTATTTGTGAAACTTCTAATTCTACGATTGCCGGTATTGCCAATGCTGGTTTATATCCTAATGATTGTGCAATATCAAAAATGTTTTTTCTTTCTTCTGCATATTCTATTAGTGTTTCTTTAAATTGATTGTCAACATAGTAATTCAATACATCACCGACATACGCTGCCATTTCGATAAACATCATACCTGGTGATGATTCATTGAAGTCATTATGTGTATTTGGGAAGTAAGTCTTCGCAAACTCTAATAAGTTTTCTCTTACTGATGAAAAGTCTCTACCGAGATAACTTACATCTTTTTTTACTATTTTTTTATTTGTATTATAATCTACATTAGTAGCCATTTTATTCTCCTACAACCAAGTTAAAGGTTATATTATCAAGTGCGTCTGGTTGAAGTGTTGTTGAGTATTCAAGTGTTATCGTTATCTCATTTGGATTGGATTCATCTTGAACGATTATTAAATCATTTATATTAACATAAGGTAACCAAGTATCCAAAGCAATTCTAATGCTATTATCAACTCCATCTAAAGTTTCACTATTTATTTGTTCAAACAACAAATCTCTTAAGTCACAACCAAAATCTGGTTGAAATACTCTTTCACCCTTTGATGTCAATAGTAAGTTTTTAATGTTAGATTTTACCTGTTGTGGTATAGTCTTGGATTGTCTAAAAAATCCTGTTAGATTGTGGTCTAATGGAAATTCTAATCCAATATATACATTATCATTTCTATCTATTTCTCTTACACTCATTTATTCTTAAGGTCTAAAGTTGTCCTCACCCCTTTTCTTTTTGTTAATTGCTTTCATTAGTCCAGAGTAATCACGAGTTAAAGCGTCTTGAACACCTGCTGGAACTTGGTCTACTGAAACACCTGCTTTCTTAATGGTGTCTACTGCCGCAACTTCTCTTGCCATTTCTTTATTTTGTCCCTTACCTAAATCTCCATAACCCAATACTTCTGCCATATTGTTTGAACCTAAAACACCACCACCCAATGATGGATATTCATCTTGTTGACTTTTTCCTAATGGATTGGTATTGTTCAATACTTCATTCAATGCTGTATTTTTACTATATTGTTTTTTAGGTTTATTGAGAACCTTGTTAGGTTCGGGTTTAGAAATCACTTCTGCTAATTTGATTTCTTTATCTTCATTAATAAATATCTCGGTCATCTGTTTTTTAACTTCTTTACGGACAACTAATTGGATTATTTTTATTAAGTCATTTTTCTTCATTACTACTCCTATTGTACATTTATTTTTTTACTTAAGTAAAGTTTGTTATCTCTAACTTCTTCTAATCTTTTTATTTCATCTTTTAGTTTTAAACTCGGTTGTGTTTCAGTCCCCAGACTTGCTGCTAACAATGCGGTTCTTTGTATTGTCATACCTGCGATTACTTGGTTAGCAAGTATAGTAATAAATCCTACAAAGTCATCATTACCCAACACCGCCGGTGAAAGATTGTTAGAACCAATATCTATTGTTGGTGAATCTATTTCAACCTTATCTGCTGATTTAATTTCAACCTTATCTCTTGAGTAAATACCTATCCCACCATTATCACCCTTAGAGTTAAATACAATTCTATCTGATTGTATAATTACCTGTGGTTTAAAATATGTTGGATTATTATCAAAAGTTGACTTTACTCCCACATCTTCATACGGAACATATTCGTCCGTTGTTAAGTAGAGTGAGCTTTTTTCTTCTATTGTAATTTCAGAAGACTTGTCTTCAACAAGTCCTTCCCTATAAATTGGACCATCGGTAAATCCACCTGCTACAATTTTTATATTTGGTGATTCCGTTAAGTCTCTTTCTTCTTTACCATCTTGTTTACTACCAGATATGAACTGATTACTACCTAAACGAATTGAATTACCAAATCGTCCTTGTATAATTGTATCACCTTCTCTCATTAATAATTTCTTTACACGGGAAGGTGGATTGAAATACTTACCAAACTTAAATTCAACTTCCGACTCCCTGTCTAAAACTTGTTGTGCACTCACACCGAAGTTTGAATCAGTAGTTGCTGTGTTGGATTTATTCAACTTCGACATATAAAAATATTTTCCACCAAACTTACAACCTAATACTTCCTCCCCTCGAACGGGAACTTGTAATGTGTTGGAATCCAATGGATAAAATATACTGGCATCCTTAAGTGGTTGATTTTGTTGAGATACATCAAACCTTGCCCTTACGGCACCAATTAAAGATTCATCAAGTGTATCTGTAAATACTTCAAGAACCTCTGCTGGTTCAAACTTTAACATTAATTTTCCTTAGTGATTGAAGACTCTATTTCGTCTTTCTTTATTTGTAACTCTTGAACATCAGTTTCAATAGCGTCCATAAGTTGATTCTTTTCTGCTTCCGTCAAACCAAACTCATCTCCACTATCTGATACTCTTTTTTCTGCTGCTGTAATTCTTTGAACGATTGTAGCTAACTTAACGAGTTGTTCATCGTTCTTTACATTAATTTCCAAATACTCTTTGAGCATAGGAATAATTTGAACGGCTGTATCTCCGTCCTTGATAAACCCAACTACCTCTTTCATTAGAACTTCTAATTGCTTTTTGTTAGTGTGGGAATTATCGTATATGTCCTTAAAGACATCTGATAGGGTTTTACCCTTGAATATTTCGTAATCTTTTGCCATAGTTTTTACCTAATAATAAATAGTGAAATGTCAAAAAATAGGGATATATATTTATATACCATTTAATTTTTTGTGGATTAGTATATAGTTATTATACGACTACGGAATTTGTAGTCTTTTTAGATTAATAAAAGGGGGAAACTAATATGAAAAATACTATGGCTATGATAATAGATGTAGTGGCAGGTCTTAAAGATGTGCTATTATCTGTTATTGGTCTTGGGGTTCTCGTTCAATTGATTTTT